TACAACTGACGCAGGGGAATCCCGAAGGACTCCACCAACTGCATCAGCGGTATCTTTTAACGATTGGGCACACTCACGATTTGCTTTTATAGTATCTCCAATATTTACTACCTCCTTTACACTCTTTTTGAAATTTGATAACATCTGAAAATTGACTGGCACTCCAGGTGACTGCGATTGTTTATTCGCCACTCTAGGTGCTGCACTTCCATGTGCATCAGTGTTTTTACTTAAATGTACAAAATCTGCTGTAGCAAGAGATACACGTTGAATTCTCATTCGCGGTATAACAATTGGAAAATATACCATAAAGTCATCTCCAACTGCATGCGTAAGAGTAGATATCGGTATATTAACTGGTGTATTTGTCGTAGGACTCCACATATACGTGACATCCATTGTTGGCCATCCTGTATTATAATCCGAGTTTCCTTGTATATTACCCACCATAGGGTACATCCTATAATATGGTATTTCAACTATTTTTTGTTGTTGCACTCCAGGATGCCACATAACTGCTCCTCTATAAATTGCACTAGGGTTTTCATTACCAAATGTCGGTCCACTGATTGGTGGTTGTACAGCTGGATTTGCAGTGTCATCATAACGTGGATGAGCAAATGCCAACACATTTTCTGATACTCCAAAATTAGAAATTATATTAAATCTATTAGTACCTGAACTGGCCAAATACGTGCATAATATATTATAATGCTCTCTGCCACAAAATGCTGGTACTTCCCATAAAATATTGAAAGTACCAAATGCGGATGGAACAGCATTTAAAGCACCAGAATTCACAAAAGTGAATCTTCGCATCATTGATAACACATTATCATGTTTAGTAATAATAAAACCTGGTTTATCACTTGTTTCCTTCTTATATGCTATTTGAGTCGTAGTTTCACCTGTTGCAGTATCTGAAGGAGCTTCGTTGCTTTGTAATGTAACCTCTGCTCCTGCTTGTCTCTTAATTGCCATGTGCACGTCAATAGCTTGTATCCATATGGAAAATTTCACGCTTTGAGGTGCTGCAGTTGGACAACGCAACACATTCCAAACCATTACTTGAATATCCCCCATAGTTGGGTACTGAGAACGTAAAACCCTAGTCATTGCCGAATATGGTACTATCACTGAACATTCTGTCTCATTAGCTATATTTAAAATTGCATGTGGTAATTGCGTTAATGTTCCTAAGGCTTTACCTGCTCTCATATCTATATTTAATGGAGACCAATACATAATTAAGGCACCTTGATGAAATTGAGTAGGATTAATCTTCATAGTAACCTTAAAATTTAAACGATATAATTCATGATAACTAAGTACTCCACTAGTAGCAAAAGCTGCATTAAAAAAACCGTCTGGCAACGCTTGATCATACACTAAATCCCCTACATTATTACTTGTCGCAAATGTCTGACCAAAATTCATTAAATACTCTCTTTGCAATATACTTTCCGTACTAATTGAAATTACGTTACTACATATTGCAACGTTATGTTCACTTTCATTCTTAGTTTCCTCGTGCTGAGTGGGTCCAGCAACACGGACATTTTTTACAACTTCTTCATTCATCTGCCATGATCCCGTATACACTTGAACACCATTAGCAGTAGGAATAGGCCTGTACACCTTCAATTCAAAATCCGGTAGCGCTTCAATGTAAATATTTATATCAATACTGGTAGATACAGTTCCGTTCGAGTCTAATTCATTCTGAACGAATATGGAAAAAGTTCCCAAAGAATTCAACAAAGTAGCTGGATTTGCTGGTACATTAAATTGTAAACATTGTAAATAATCTGTTTGTGAAACAAAAGGAATATCCAAAGATGTTCTATTATTCATTCCCAAATCAATTGTGACTGCTGTACAATTACGTACACCATTTAATGTTGTTACTGCCATACTAGGATTAAATGCTGCGTACAATTGCCCTTGGTGGAATCTAGTTGGTAAACATTCAATAGTCACTCGAAATCCACCCCTCCAATACTGAAAGTATTGTGAGAAATAAGCTAGCGGATGATTAAACTCCAAAAAGGTATTTCCACTACCAGTAGTTGGAGTTTGAAATTGCGTGTTGACATTTTCTGTATATAACTGTGTACCAGCTGCTGCCGTCTGCGGCCAGTTTACTACTGCTATTCTACTAGGTATTTTTGCTCTTTCTATAATGTCTGTCATTTTAATCATCTGTTCAACATCAAGATCAAGTAGTCTTTGCTGAGTTGGAAGAATGTCATCTGCACTAACGGCAAAGCTAGACACTTCACGTGGAATATCCACTAAGGCTAAATTACTACTCTCACTTATTTTAAGGGGAGGAGTATCGTGCATAAACTCTCCAAATATATTCTTTGCAATAGTTCCTATAGCTGGCATACTCTTCGCGAGTACATTACCAACTACAGGTATTTGCTGAGCAATACCTTGAACAAATTTCATCTCTTTACTCTGAAAAGTCATCTTTACTTTCTTTGAAGATTCGTATTCAGATACACTATTTTCATATGCTTCAAATGTAAAATATACTAGTTCTTTTTGATATAGTATCTTTATAAATACTTTGCGGTAGGACTCGACAGATGCTCCTCCTAAGTTTTCAAATTCATGAATTAATACATCCATTTTATCTAGCACTGACTTCATCCTTCGAGTCATGGAAACAACTGTTTCAAACATGACTTCATCGTCAGACGTTGTCAGCTTTACGCTAGAAAGGGTCGTTTGATCATTAGTTGTGGCCATAGTGACATTTCAAAAAGGGGTGCTGGTGAGAGAGCCCGCCAGCAGGCAGCCATTAACGAAAGGTTTACGGATAAGGAGAAAAGGATGCTCCTTATCAGTCATCAGTCAAGAGGTGACCAACCGTCCCCAAATGTTCTATACCTTTATTACTGCAACACTTCATTCTCTGCACTACTAAGATAGGTTGTGAGAATCCACCAGCTAAGGGTACAGCCGTAAGAGCAAGTGCAATCCATAAATGGAAAACACCGAGAACAAGACGCACTGGATTGTGCGCCCATATCCCCTCCTCACGGTTTCACTGAACAACCTATGTCTTCATGCATCGAAATCCATATACAGCTCAAGCAAGTAACAAATGAGCAAACAGCGCTTTGACTTAGCCACTTCGTCCGTATGATCCATACGATCCACTCAATACCACCGGATTAATAATGCGTTGGGTCATGGAAATATGCACTACGAGGCTGCATACAACCTGCACTAAGAACT